CCCGAAAACGCTGTCGTTACCAAAATTAACTGGTCAGACAATCCTTGGTTTCCTGAGACTTTGCGGGAAGAAAAGGATTCGCTCAAGCAGCGCGACTTTAATTCTTACCAAAACGTCTGGGAAGGTCTTTGCAGGATTACCGTTGACGGAGCTATCTTCGGCCGGGAAATGCAGAGCGCAGAGCTAGAGAACCGCATTACTAAGGTTCCTTACGATCCAGCAAAACCTGTCCATGCAATCTTCGACTTGGGCTGGTCAGATCACACCGCTATCTGGTTCCTGCAATTTATCGGCATGGAAATTAGGCTAATTCGCTATATGCAGGACAATCAAAAAACCATGACCGAATACCTTGCCAAGATGCAATCATTTGGCTATGTGTATGACACGCTCTGGCTGCCGCATGATGCCGAGAATAAGACGCTGGCTGCTAACGGCAGGAGCATCGAGGAAATCGTCCGAAGCATGGGATTTAAGACAAAGATTATTTCCAAAGTGCCGGTTGTTGACAGCATAAATGCTGCTAGGACAATCTTCCCGAAATGCTATTTTGATAGGGAAAACTGCGCCGATGGCTTACAATGTTTGCGGCATTACAGGTATGACGTTGATCCGGATACAAAGCAATTCAGCAGATCGCCTTTGCATGATATTTACTCGCATGGGGCTGACGCATTTAGATATATTGGGTTAATGGTGAATGAACCAAGGAAAGTAAAGCCGAGGCCGGTTTACGTTCCTGCACAGTCATGGATGGCTTAAATGGCAAACAATCAACAAGGCGAATACGATCCAATTATTGACGAGGCTAAACAGTTCTTGAAGTTTGCCAACAGCGCAGACACGATGAACCGGCAGGAAGCTTTGGAAGATCTCAAGTTCGTCAACGGCGAACAATGGCCTATCGAGCTACAAAACAGCCGAAATGTGGAAAGTCGCCCGGTTTTGACCATTAACAAGGTTGATACCTATTGCCGCCAAGTAGCCAATCAGCAGCGCCAGCAGCGGCCTCGCATCAAGGTTCATGGCATAAATACGCCACAGGACGCGGCAGAAGCTGAAGTCATTCAAGGCATTATTCGGCACATTGAGATCAACTCAAATGCCGATCACGCCTACGATAATGCGTTTGAATACGCTACAAAGATGGGTTGGGGCTACATTCGCCTGACAACTGACTATGTGTCAGATGACTCATTTGACCAAGAAATCTACATCAAGCCGATAGACAATCCGTTTACCGTCTACTTTGATCCCAACTCGGTTTTGCCAGATGGATCAGATGCCGAAAAGGTAATGATTACGACGGTCATGTCTAAAGACGCATTCAGACAGCAATACCCGGATGCAAGCGAAGCTAACTGGACGGTGCGCGGCACTGGTGACAGCCAGAACGAATGGATCATGAAGGAAGATATTCGCCTTGCCGAATACTTCTACGTCACCGCCAAAAAGACCAAGCTTTACCTGTTGTCGGATGGCACTCATGTTTTCGAAGATGAAATGCCTTCTGATAAAGCGATGGCTGAAGCTGGCATTACGATTATCAGCAAGCGTGATTCGTTCAAACGCGCAGTCAAGTGGAAAAAGCTTACAGGCGTTCAGGTGCTGGAAGAGCGCGACTTGCCCGGCAGATATATTCCGATTGTTCCTGTTTACGGCAGGCAAATCGTTGTTGGCGACAAGCGCAAGCGTTTCGGCATGGTTCGCTTTGCCAAAGATCCGCAGAGGTTGTACAACTTCTGGCAGACAGCCCTAACCGAATCCGTCGCCCTTGCTCCCAAGGCTAAATGGCTAATGGCTGAAGGTCAGGACGAAGGACACGAGAGCGATTGGGCGCAGGCCAACATCAAGTCAAACTCTTATCTGCGCTATAAGCAGACGGATATTGAAGGTCGTCCAGCGCCGCCTCCGCAGCGTTTGCAGCCAGAGCCGCCGCCCGCGGGCGTTATTACTGCCGCACAAGGCTTCAGCCAAGATTTGCAGGCGGTTATGGGTATCTTTGATCCTAATCAGCTTCCCACTGGCAACATTAGCGGCAAGGCTTTGAACGGTCAGCAACAGCAGATTGACATGACCAACTATGACTACTACGACAACTTTACGCGGTCGCTGTGTCATGTGGGCAAAATCATCTTGGGCTGGATCCCGTACATTTACGACACGCAGCGCGTCATGCGGATTATTGGCGACGATGGCAAGCCAGAGACTATTACGATCAACGAGCGCGATGCGGTTGGCCGCGTCATGAATGACGTTACTGTTGGGCAATATGATGTTGTGATGGAAACAGGCCCCGGCTACAACTCCAAGCGTCAGGCGGCTGTGGAAGCCATGATGCCGCTGTTGTCGGCTAGTCCGGAGCTATTTAACGTGGCTGGCGACTTGGTATTCCGTAACATGGATTTCCCCGGCGCAGAGGTTATTGCTGACCGCTTGGCCACAACCAACCCGTTGGCTCAGATTGATAACAAGTCAGATGTGCCGCCGCAGGTTCAGATGGCGATGAAGCAGGCGCAAGCACAAGTGCAACAAATGCAGCAGCAAATGCAACAAATGCAATTGGCTATGAAGTACCGGACAGACGTTGAGTCGGTCAAGCAGGAAGCCGAGACCAAGCGCGAGCTTATGCGTCAGACCAGTAAGGCTTTCAACGTGGAAACAATGGCTGAAGTTAAGGTGCATGACCAGAATACGCGCGCCGTTACTAGCCAGAACAAGATGGAAATCGAAGCCATTGTCGATTTGCTATTGCATCACATGGACACAAACCGCCTGAATGCTGAAATAGCAAGGCGTGATGCGGAACAGATGGCGGCTATGCAAATGGCTGCTGGCGATATTGAGCGAGGTGGAAATCCGCTTGCACAATAGACAATGTGGTATTAATATCAATTAACCCTACCAGCGGGGTTTTCACTGGGTAAATTCTTGGAGCTATTCCATGTCTGAAGTAAGAGAAGCTGCAAATGTTGTAACAAGTGAGAATTTAGCTGAATTCGCTGCAAACAAGCTTGGCTTAGCTGTAGAAGCTCCAACTGAGGCCGCAGACGCGGAGCCGGTTGTAGAGCAAGAGGCGCAGAGTGAGCCTGAGCAGGAAACGCCAGCAGAGAAGGAAGCGGAAGTAACGGACAAACCGAAGAAGGCTAACCCAAAGCTTGAAAAGCGGTTTTCCGAGTTATCCAAGGCACGCGATGCAGCGCGACAAGAAGCGCAGCGAGAGCGTGAAGCTAGGGAAAGCTTGGAAGCACGCTTAAGAGCTTTAGAGCAGCAGCAAGCTCCGGTGCAAGTTCAAAGTGATGATAGCAAGCCAAGGCCTGAGAATTTTGACGATGCTTTCCAATATGCGGAGGCTCTTGCTCAGTACGAAGCTCGCAGAATCATCAACGAAGAACGTGCGCGGGAACAAGCAGTAAAACAGGCCGAGGAACAGAGCAAAAAGCTCACAACTTGGGCTGAGCGTGTAAACAAAGCAAAAGAAGAATTCGCTGATTACGATGATATGGTCAGTTCTTCGGATGTGGTAATACACGACGTTTTACGCGATGCGATTATCGATAGCGATGTCGGGCCAAAGATCTTGTATCACTTGGCTGAAAACGACGAGTACGCTAAAAAAGTTGCATCCATGCCGCTGCCAATGGCTCTTAAAGAGTTGGGTAAGCTTGAAGCGCGTTATAGCGATTCGCCAGAGGAAAAGCCCGTTGCTGTTAGGAAATCAAAAGCACCGCCGCCGATTAACCCGATCAAGTCAACTTCTGGCGCTTTGGATGTACCTGTGAATGAGCGAGGCGATTTTTCAGGTAGCTATCAACAGTGGCGAGAGTTGCGCAAGGCAGGGAAGATTCGGTAGCTAATTAAATTTTTTAAGGAGCTATGAAATGAGCAATACTCTGCTTACCATTAGCAAGATCACCAACGAAGCGTTGATGGTCTTGGAAAACGAACTGACTTTCACTTCGGAAGTTGACCGTAACTATGATGACCAATTCGCCGTAGTTGGCGGCAAAATTGGTAACACTGTGAACGTCCGTCGCCCCGGTCGTTTCATTGGTACAACTGGCCCAGCGCTGAATGTTGAAGATTTCAACGAGACTTCGGTTCCTGTCACGCTGTCCACTCAGTTCCACGTCGATACCCAGTTCACGACTCAGGATCTGGCTCTGTCGCTCGATATGTTCTCTGACCGCGTTCTGAAGCCTGCTGTTGCAGCTATCGCCAACAAGATTGACCGCGATGGTCTGGTTATGGCCAAGAACAATACCGCAAACATCGTCGGCACTGCTGGCACTCCTCCTACAGGCCTGATTACTTACCTGACCGCAGGTGCGTATCTGGATTCTGAAGGCGCACCGCGTGATGGCCGCCGTTCTTGCATCGTCGAGCCTTTCACTTCGGCAACTATCGTTGACAGCCTGAAAGGTTTGTTTGTTCCGCAAGAGGCAGTTGCAGAGCAGTATCGCAAAGGCCTGATGGGTCGTGATTCCGGCGGTATGAACTGGAAGATGGATCAGAACGTGGTTTCGCAGACTTTTGGTTCCTACGCATCGGCTACCCTGTCGTGCAACGTGACCACTGCAACCGGCTTCCTGTCAACTGGTTGGGCTTCGACTTCGACTATCACCATCGGCGCATCTGGCGCAGCGGCTACCCTGAATCAGGGCGACGTTATCCAGATCGCTGGCGTGTACGCAGTCAACCCACAGAACCGCCAGCCTTACGGCTCGAACAAGCTGCGTAACTTCGTTGTTACTAGCACAACTTCGATCTCGTCCGGTGGTACTGCTTCTGTGACCGTTTCGCCTGCTGTTATCACTGGCGGTCAGTTCCAGAACGTGTCGGTAACTTCGTCGGGTTCGCAGACTGTGACTCCGTTCAACAACACTGGCACTGTTTCTCCGCAGAACATCCTGATGCACCGCAACGCGTTCACGCTTGCTATGGCTGATCTGGAGCTGCCAGAAGGCGTTCACTTTGCTGGTCGTGCAAGCGACAAGGATATTGGCCTGTCTATGCGTGTGGTTCGTCAGTACACTATTAACAATGACTCGATCCCGACTCGTCTTGATGTTCTGTACGGTTGGGCTCCGCTGTATCCGGAATTGGCCTGCCGCATTGCCGCTTAACCTTGACATAGGAAAAGGAAAACTATCATGGCACTTACTCCTACCACTTACACTAACAACGGCCCGGCAACTACCACCAGCCCGCATTACCTGATTGATGGTGATTCGACTGACGGTACAGCGATTGCTCCTAACGGTGGCCCACTGAGCTTTTACGGCGTAACTGCCGTAACTCAGCCTACCGCTACGGGTAACACGACAACTGTTACGGCTGGTTCGACTACTGCTGTTTATGTAAACACTACGTTTACTGGCGGCACTGGTTCAACCGCTTATACGGTTGGCGATGTGGTCAAGGCTCTCAAGGCTCTTGGCTTGATCGCGGCTTAATTTAGAGCGTAATAAAACGAATTGGGCGGCTTTTATAGTCGCCCTTTTCGTATAAAACGCCTAAAATAATGGTGTTTTTAAAGGGAAAATCATGTCAAACACTACTGTTTTCCGCTTCACTGGCCCGACTACGGCTATCAGCGTTTCCAGCACTTCATCTACAGCGGTAACTATTACTCCGCAACGTAACGATCAGCAAAATTTCTGTGCTTTTCTTAACACAAACACGTTTCCGGTAGCTGTAACGGTGGCTCCTGCGTCAGCAGCAGCGGCGGTTTTGCCTACCGGCGGCAACTCTAGCCAGAGCTTTGTGCTTGGTGTTTCTATGGCGCAACCGATGGTTGTTGCTGTGCCTTCTAATTCTTTCTCGGTGACAACGATTTGCGCTGGCGCAAGCACTGGAACTGTTTACGTTACTCCGGTTGGCACTCAGTCGTAAAGGTTAGCAATGACTAATCAGGTCGCGTCAACTCAGACGACAAACATAGTTCCGGTTCAGGGCATTTTTGCTCCAGAGCCTACCTATGCGCTGATTAGTCTAATCGGCCCTGCGGGAACTGAATTTTATGCCAACATAAATCCGGTTCAATCTGGCCTGACAATCACCAACAGCACGATTAATAGTTCAACGATTGGGCTATCTTCGCCTGCTGCCGCGGCTTTTTCTGCTGCTTCTGTGGCTGCTTTTCCTACTGCGGCAACGGACGTTGTAAACAAGCAATATCTAGACGGTCTTGCCGCCGGGATTACTTGGAAGCAAGCGGTAAGGGCAGCATCTACAGCGAATATCGCGTCTTTGTCGGGCTTGCAAACGATTGATGGCGTAACGCTGCAAGATCAGGACAGAATCCTTGTAAAAAACCAAGGAACGGCGGCTAATAACGGCATCTACGTTGCGTCTAGCGGCCCTTGGGCAAGAGCAAGCGACGCAAATTCATGGGATGAATATGTTGGCGCGGTCGTTTTTGTTGATGGCGGCGGTCAGCTTGGCTCTGCTTACTATTGCACTGCGCAACCGGGTGGAACGCTTGGTGTTACTGCGCTGAATTGGTCTGCGCTAAGTATTTCGTCCAGTTATACGGCTGGCACTGGTCTTTCCCTAATTGGAAATCAATTTAGCATCACAAACACCGGCGTTGCTGCGGCAACTTACGGATCTGCTGCTGCTGTTCCTGTTGTCTCGGTCAATGCTCAAGGTCAAATTACTTCTGTTGTTAATACCAATATTGCTATTAACGGCAATCAGATTACTAGCGGAACTGTTGGCTCAAGCTATATAAGCGGCAACTATTCCGGAATTACCGGCGTTGGCACGATTGCAACTGGCACATGGCATGGCAGCGAGATTACTGTGCCTTACGGCGGCACAGGCGCTTCGTCATTTACGACAGGCTATGTAAAAGCAGACGGTCAAAACCCGTTTACTTCTGTTGCGACTATTCCAAATACGGATATTTCCGGCCTTGGAACCATGTCAACGCAGAATGCTAATTCTGTGGCGATTACAGGCGGTTCAGGGGCTTTCTCAACGCTTAAAACGCTTGGGCTTACTGGATACCTGAAGGGCAATGATACGTCGGCTGTAACGGCCTCTGCGACGATCCCAAGCAGTGATATTACTGGCTTAGGAACAATGGCTGTTCAGAACGCTAATAATGTAGCGATTACTGGCGGCACAATTACTGGCATTACCAATCTTGGCGCGGATTACCTTCAGCTAAATACCGCAGCGGCAGCGACTTACGCTTATGGCAAGCTGTATTGGGGTACAACTGGCACGTTAAACGTCGGTTTAGACGGTAATTCAAACCTTGTTATGCCTGTTGGCGACGTTGTATATGTTTACGGAAAAGCTTCTGCAAATATCAGCGTTGGGCAGGTAGTTATCAAAACCGGCGTGGTAGGCGCATCTGGTGTAATTACGTTTGGCCCGTCTACTGCTGGTATTACAGATGGGAATGCCATTGTTGGGATTGCTTGCGAAGATATTACTTCTGGCAGCTTTGGTCGCGTAACAAGTCATGGCGTTGTGCGTGGGTTTAATCTTTCCGCATATAACAACAACGACACGCTCTGGTACGATCCTGCTGGCGGTGGTGCTTTAACAGCAACAAAGCCAAGTGCGCCTAATTTAAAGGCTGAAGTTGGCATTGTTATCAATAACGGCTCTGGCGGTTCGGGGTCAATGTATGTTTCGTTATTCCCCGGCTCTCAACTTGGCGGTACTGACCAGAACGTACAGATTACCGGAACGCCTTCTGATGGTTCTTTGCTGCAATACTACGCAGCGGGGCAGTATTGGCGAAATGTAGCGAATAGCACTGTAGCGGTAGGAACAGCGACTAATCTTGCTGGCGGTGCGGCGGCATCTATTCCTTACCAATCTGCGGCAGGAACTACAGCATTTTTGGCAAGCGCGTCAGGTGATGCAGGCAAGGTTTTGCAATCTAACGGAACTGCTGCGCCTTCGTGGGTTACGCCTACGTCTTATGCGACGGTGACGGATGACACGACTACCAACGCGACAAGATATATTCTTTTTGCTAATGTAACGACAGGCAATCTGACTACCGAGTATGTCAGTTCTACCAAGCTTCAATTTAATCCAAGTTCTGGCACGCTTACAGCAACGGCGTTTTCTGGCTCTGGAAGTTCATTAACTAATGTAAATGCTGTAAACGTGGGAATAACTGACGACACAACGACAAACGCTGTTGTTTATCCGACTTGGGTAACAAGCAACACAGGCAACTTGCCGCAAAAAGTAACGTCAACAAAATTAAAGTTTAATCCTAGCACCGGAGCATTAACAGCTTCGCAACTAATTATTGCACCGTAAGGAAATATCATGGGTCAATTAGTCTTTCAGGCAACATTAGGTGGGGCTGTTAATCTAGTTGGCCCTAATACAGCCTCTAGCTTTAACCTGAACGTGCCTGCGGCTGCCGGTACGTTGCTTTATCAAACCGGATCAGAGGCTAACGGCAGATTGCTTATTGGCACTGGCACAGGCTATTCGTCGAATACGCTAACTGCTGGCCAAGGCATTGCCATTACGAATGGTTCTGGAACAATATCAATCGCCACAAATACTTCGGGAACGTCAATCCTTTATGGCAACGGATCGGGCGGCTTCAGTAATGTAACGATTGGTTCAGGATTGACGTTTGCGGGTGGTACACTAACTGCAACGGCGCAATCATCTACTTCTATCGGCTTGGTTCGCGCCATAGCTATTAACTGCATTCTTCCGTAAGGAGTTTTTAAATGCCAGCAAATACCTCTCCCATTTATTCGATTGTAGGCGCTACCGATTCGGTCGCGTTTAACAATACTGGCCTAGTCGTAGGCCCAACTGCCAACACCGCACAGGATGGTTCAGGAACGCTCTACAAAGCTTTCACTGCCGGTGCTAATGGTTCGTATGTCCAGAAGATTCGTTTCCGTCCTGTAGGCTCTCCTGCCGCTACGGTATGCCGAGTATTTATTTCGTCCAGCACTACGACTAGCGCAACGGCTACATGGCTGTATGACGAGATTACTCTTCCGGCAGTTACCCTGTCGCAAACTGCCGCATCGTCGGTATTTGAGCTTCCGCTGAACTTTGCGCTTGATCCAAACTACCTGCTGTATGTAACCTTTGGTACATCCACTGGCTCGGCTGGTACAGGTTACTCGGTCGTAACTATCGGTGGAGACTACTAATATGTGGCGCGAGACTGATAGCTGGTTCGAGCTTCAGTTTGACGATGGCTCGCAGGGGTTTGCCCATCTAGACGCAGACGGTAGCTATATTGGCGTGTATCACGCCGATGGTACTCCGTTAGGCGAGGGCAACTTTGGCTATACCTGCGTCAACGACAACGCTGCAAAACCATCTTGGGCTGAGTAATGCTTGACGTATTCCACATCGCCAAACCGCAGAACTGCGACATCCAGATGTTTTATGGTTCTGGAACAACTGCGCTATCTAACACTCGCTCTTGGAGTAAGCCAAGAGGTGTAAGCAATATCTACATGATGTTAATTGGTGGTGGCGGTAATGGTGATGCAACAACGGGCGGCGGCTCCGGTGCTGTAACTGTTTGGTACGGGGCTGCTCAAAATGTGCCAGATCAATTAATGATTACTGTAGGCTCTTCTACCACAGGAGGCGTAACTTCTCAGATTAGATACTTAACAACATCTTCCACATTTTTTACACTGTTATCAGCAACCGCTGGAAGTAATGCTGGCGCTGGTGGCGCTGCTATGACAGCAAATCAATTTTGCGCTTCTGGATTTTTTCAATCTATAGCAGGGCAAAGTGGTGCATCTGGCGGCCCCGGCGCATCTGGAACAACTTTTTTGTCTGGGGGTGGCGGTTCTGCTGGAACTTTGACTGTCAACTA